CTGCAGGTGCTGAATCAACAACGGCTGCGACTGCAGTTGTAATTGCTGAGTTACGATTAGTTACTTCAGTTGATATTGCAGATGAAATAGCAGAGTTACGATTTGTAACTTCTGTTGAGATCGCTGTATCTGTGTAACCGTTTGCTGAAGTTACTGCATCGTTAGCCTTTGTAGTAGCGTCAGATGCTGCTGCAGACTGTGCAGCATTAGCCTTTGAAGTAGCGTCAGTTGCTGCTGCTGAGATTGCTGCAGATTGTGCAGCATTTGCCTTTGTGGTAGCGTCTGATGCTGCAGCGGTTGTTGCTGCTGTCTGTGCATCTGAAGCCTTTCCATCAGCATAAGACTTTGTTGCAAGAAGTGCAGTGTCTGCAATTCCATGAATACTTGTTGTATCTGATTCGTGTGAAGAAAGTGCTGATGCTGCTGTTGCTTCTGCACCAGTCTTTGCTGCATCTGCTTTTGTAGTAGCGTCAGTTGCTGCTGATGCAATAGCCTGTGACTTTGCTGTAGCAACTTCTGCATCTGTAGCAAATGCTGTGTTAAGAGTTGTTGTAATTGTAACTCCTGCTGAACCATCAAAGTTTGCTGTACCTGAAACGTCTCCAGATAGAGCAATTGCTCGTGGTGTAGCAAGTGTAGATGCTGTTGATGCGTTACCAGTTAATGCTGCAGTAATTGTTCCTGCTGCAAAGTTACCTGATGCATCACGCTTTACTACCTTGTTTGCAACGTTAGCAGAATCTGCTCCGCCACCAGCAAGTGCGACGATGTAATCAAGGTCTGCTTGCTTCTTTGTTAATACGTCTGAGCCACCGACTGTTGCGGATGCGCCTTCAACGATAAGACCATTCTTGATCTTAAAATCTTTATTTACTGTAGATGCCATTTTTTATATCTCCTTATTATGCCTTTAATCCCATACGTGCATAACGTACAGTGATTGGCTTGATCGCAGGGTCTGGAGTAACTGTTAAAGTTACGGTATTTCCAGTGCGAGAGACAGTAATGGTTCCCATATTCCCATCGTTGTCGATAGTTCCAAATTCGTTAACAGATACATTTACTCCGTCAACCAAGATGGTCATTTCAGTAGCATAGTATTTATTTACGCCACCAGAATTCTTAGATATAGAGATAAGGTACTTGACCATTCTCCATTCAGTTGCATCAAAGTTATCAATTACTGATGCATTTTCAATACCAGTAACGGTATTGTCGTTATTGCCAAATACGCCTGCACGTGTTGCTTGTGCTGCTGTAGTGTCAATTAGATCTTCGTAATCTGCCTGTGATGGGCGATCACCAGTCTGGAATTTTTCTTTAAGTGCTGCGAGTGATATTTGGGCCATGTTGTTATTATAGCATTATTTTTTACAGAATATAATTACTGTATCCAATAATGGCTACTCCTATCGGTGCTGGATTCTGCCTTGTATATCCATCTAAACCTATGTTAGATATACGCAGTCTGAAAGGCAAACTTTCATTTGCCAATACTTTTTTTGGTACTGATATTATTTCAAAGGCAATTGTATTTGCCTGATTGATTGTTAAGTCTGCAACTGGATTAAGATTTATTAGCCCAACAGCAACTGCTGGAATAATTGTAGAAACCAGTCTGCTCGCCATTAAACCGTTCTATCCGTTACTTCTGCAATGACGTTCATAACGCCTCTGCAAACAGTCCAAACCACTACTGGGTCTGATAACTGTACGTCAAAGATATCTCCTGTTGCTAAAAGTTTACATTGTCCTGGTGTTAAGTATACTGTAAATTCCCCTGAAAGATCAAATGCTGTTTTTGTTGGAACGGTTGAAAATAATAAAGATGCTCCACGTCTAAAATCTGCTTTAATTGAATAGTCGTTTGGATTAATGGCAATCTGTTTATCATCTTCAACATAGATTCTAAATGATGCGCTATCGCCTTTTACAACAGTCCACCTTACAATTGGAGGTGCTGCTCCAATTTCAATCTCGCCATTAGCATTAGTTGCCTGAGATGATGTAACTGTAGTTGTTCTTAAAGTTGGCATGTTTAGATTATACCACGATTACGAGAGGCCAGCAGCGAGTGCGCCCCAAGTACCATTTCCTTTTGCCTGAACTATTACTACTCCTGTAGTTGCAGCGTGTCCAACAATTCCTACTGCTGCTCCACCAGAATCAGGACGAGTCTTTGTTAGTCCCCCGCCATTTGCAACATATAAAACATCTCCTGCTAAAAATGAACTTGTATTTACTCCTTCAACAACTCCAGCAACTACAACAACTCCATTAGAGTTATTTCCTAAAGATGTTTTCGTCAAACCTAAAATTGGTTTTGTAATTATTGGCGTAGAAAGAGCAATCTTAGTTCTAACCGTACTGTTTGCATCTACATTTGATCCTACAGCATAAACTGGATACCCTGCAGGAATCGTACTACCTGTTTCATTTCTTACAAGAATCTCAAAATATGAGACGCCAAGGGGTGGAAGAATTGTCTCTAGTCTATCAACAATAACTTTAATATCATTAGTTATATCAACAGGATCCGAGTCTTCTGGATAAGGTATTGAGTACTTGATTGAGTCTTTTGCCATGATAATTAATTATACCACGCCTAAACTTGACTTTTGGCACCAAACCCAGTAAAATTATGTTATACTTATCAGTAGACACCTGACAAGGTGTTATTGTTTTCTAAGGAGGAAACTATGATTAAATGGATCGAAAGAAACAAGGAAATCATCAGCATACTCAGTGTTAGTCTGTTGATTGGAACGTCAATAAACTCTGCTAATGCTAATAATACGAAAAATAATTTAAGCCTGGAACAGGCTCAAGAAGCATCAAACGCCTCGAAAGAGGTTTTTTTGGTTTCTAAAGCAAATAAACTAAAGAGTTTTGAGAATAAGACATCTCTAACAGATTTAGAACTTAAGGAACTTCTCAGCCTTGTTGGCTTTACTGGCAAGGACTTGGTAGTTGCTTGGGCCATTGCCAAAAAAGAGTCTAATGGGCGTCCACTAGCATTTAATGGTAACCACAAGACTGGAGATTCCTCTTATGGGATGTTCCAGATTAATATGATTGATTCTCTTGGTCCTGACCGTAGAGACAAGTTTGATCTTGAATCTAATGCTGAACTCTTCAACCCCGTAAAAAATGCAGAAATTGCATACTATATGTCTAAGGGTGGGGAAAACTGGTCTTCTTGGAAGGGCATTACCCCTAAAACTAAAGAGTGGATGCTTAAGTTCCCTAAGTAGTCTTACTTACAAAAGGAAATAGCAGCATACTTTCTTCCACTTGTTATTGGAAGAACTCTGTGTACATAATCAACTGACGATGGGAATATCAATAGGTCTCCTGCAGAAGGTTTAAAGGGTGTGCCAATATGATCCTTAAACTCTACCTCTCCGCCTTCATAGTCATCGTTTAGGTAATAGACCATTGATACTAAGCATGGGTGTGGATCTCCATTGTCTGAATGCCATGTAAGTTTTTGAGTTTCTTCATACGATAGCAACTCCCAGGCTTCTCTTTCTACAATCTTAAATCCGTATTCTTTAATAAAATCAATCAATGCAAGAGACGTCTGGCTAATTATTTTTTGATTAAGTTTTACCTTTTCTAATCTTGCATCTACTCCAGCAAGTGACCTATCAGATTTGTCTGGAAATAAACTAAAAACGGTACAAGATCTTAGATTTGTATCGTACTGATGGTTATTAATTGTGGCATTTCTAAATCCAGCATTTGGATGCTTGACAGTAATTTCATTGGCTGCCTCAATAATTGACATTGGAGTTTCAGATACATTGTGGTATACCACTATCTTGTCCCCTAGTATTGTTTTTTTCATTTTGCTCCCTATTTAAACCAGTTTGGCATTGAATACTTTGTCCCTGCTATTACTTCTTTTGCATAATGAGAAAATAGATTTGTTGATGGAAAAACTAAAAACTCATCTTTTTTTGGCTTTAATTCTAAGTCTATATATTTAAAATTTATTTCTCCTCCAAGGTAATCATCATTAATATAGTATACCGTAGACACTTGTCTTGGATATGCCCTGGAGGCATCTGTATGCAATTTAAAAAAATCTCCAACTTCATACTTTAA